ATCGAAAAAAACACGAATGCCGGCGCTGACTGTTTCGGCGAACACAAAGCCGCGCCCGGCCACATTGGAGCCGGTCAGCGGTAATCCTGTAACACGCGACAACAGCGCGGCGCGGATCTGCTGGGACAGATGGGTCATCTCGCCCGTCCAATTTTTCTATCGTGCAAAATTGTCATGCCTGCAACTCCAGCACGGTGAAACCGGTACCGTCGGGCTGGACACCGACAACGGTGCCGGTAAACGCTTCGCTGAACGGGCCGGCGGTAATCTCGACGGCATCGCCCTGCACCACGGCAGCCACATCGGATGCGGCGGCATAGGCCATCGGATTGGATGATTCGATGCCGAGGCTGGCCAGAAAATCATTGTCGAAAATCACGCTGACAGGGGTGCCGGCAATGGTTGCCGTCACCCCGAAATCAGCGAAAAACGCCGCGCGATTTTCGACGAAGGACATTATTCAGACGTGCCCTGCTGTGCTTCATATCGTGCTTTTGCGCCTTTCACGCGCGCAGCGGCATCCTTGTCGTCTGCATCCACCGCCTGGCCTGCACCGATAAGCAGATTCGCATCCTCGTCAGCCAGAGACAGCTTCGCCCCGATATCCTTCACCTTACCTGCAACCAGCGTGTGGCTGAGTATGATAACTGTTTTTTTTGCCATGGTTCTTCTCCTGTTGTGTTTTTGTTCTGGTTAAGCGGGGCGGCTAACCGCCCCACTCCAATGATCAGCCGTTATCAGGCCAGAATGTCGGACGCGACTGCAAACGATGCAGGGCGGCGGACGCCGCAATCGACAAACTGCAGCACTTCAATCTTGAGATTGCCGATGCCGTTGCTGTACGGATTGACCAGCACATCCAGCGCACCCCATTCACCGATCAGCAGATCATTCCAGTTTCCGAAAATGGCCGCTGAGAGATTGGTTCCTGCGCCCAGGTTGCTTGGCACCTGCTCGGATGTAGCCATCTGATAACCGCGCACGCGGACGGTTGCACCTGTTTCGGGGATCTCATTATTGAGTCCCTGAATCAGATACCCGCCGGTGGTCTCTTTCAGCTTCAGCGTTGCGCCTTCAACCAGGGCATTGGTCAGGAAACCAAGCGAACCACGCAGGGTTTTGCTCTGCTTGGACTTGGTCACCATATCGAGGAACGGGTCAACATTGGTCAACGCACCACCGCCCACGACAATGGCGTTGACGCCTGTCGTGTTCAGAATACCCAATGGGTTTGCGCCGACACCATCGCCGGAAATAGCAGCACCCTGGATGGCTTCTGCAACAGCCGCCGCCAGATCGTTGCGCAACAGCGCTTCCATCGAAAGCGATGACTGCAACAGCATCTGCTTGGTGGCCAGATAGGATGCAGTCACTGATTTCGGCGTCAGCGACAGCGAGCCCATGCCGAACGCCTGCTCGGTTGCGGCAGCGCCCTCGGTGACGAATGCAGCGGTAGCACCGGTGGTCTGGCGCGGAATAGACACATTGCCTTCAAGCCCATCAAGAATGGTGGCTCCAAGGCCGGTGATCACCATCTGGTTGCGCAGCAACTCAACAAAGCTGGATGCCAGCACTTCGGTTTGAATCGATGGGGCGGCGGTGGTTGTGGTCTGCGCCGCATTGCTGGGGCGCAGCAATACGTCGACCGGAATCATGGTGCCTTTCGGCTTCAATCCTGCGGATACGGCACGGTCGCTCATGGCCTCGCATACTTCCATTTCAAATGGCGCCAGTTGTGGCTTGTTGGCATGCAGCGCTGCAAACAGCCGCGTGAAACGGAAATCGCGCGCCTCATTCGCATCCAGACCGAGCGGCGAACGCACAGCGTCTGACTGGACCGATGAAACAGCCTCGACAATCTGGGCACGGAACGCATCCACGCTGGTGTCGCCATTGCTGGCATCACGCGCCAGGGTATCGGCACGATCTCCCAGTACGTTGCGCACGCCTTTGGCGATAGCCTCGATTTCGTTGGTGCGTTCGCGTTCCGAGCGAATCGCCTCATTCTGAATTGCAGCCACGTCGACTTTCGGCGCAGCCCCTGTTGCGTTGTTTGCTCCTGGCATAACAACCTCCTTGGTTTTGGATTCAGGCATTGCGCCTGCCTTATTCTCCGCAGCTGCGGATTCGGTGATGGCCGGATCGGTGACAGGTTCAACACGACCAGGCCCTTGTAGTTGTGCAATGGCAACCGGCGATAGCATCAGGCTTGCGCCCTGCGGCTGCGGCAGCATTGCTGCAATTGTTTCCGGGATATGCTTCAAGCCGGCAACGATCTTGCCTGCGAAGCGGTTGCTGGACGGCTGCGCTTGCGGCTGCAATTCATCCACGCGGGCGGCAAATCCGAGATCAACAGCCTCGGCAGCAGTCATCCATGTTTCGTCGGTCATCATGGTTTCGATTTGGTCAGCTGACAGACCCGTTTTTTTGGCATAGGCATTCACGATCTGGCTTTTCATTTTATCCAGCACATCGGCGGTCTTGCGCATATCCTCAGCAGTGCCGACAGCGCCGCCCCACGGGTCATGGATCATCATCATCGCCACATCGGACATCACGATTTCATCAGCAGCCATGGCAATCACGCTGGCAATCGATGCGGCCAGCGAATCAATCTGAGCTGTAATGCGGGCGGGGTGGCGCATCAGTGCGGCATAAATCTGTAACCCTTCATCGACATAGCCGCCGGGGCTGAAAATCTCCAGTTTGATATTCGGCGTGGTGATCGTATCCAGTTGCGCAATCAGCTCGGATGCCCAGACACCCCAGCCGCCGATCTCATCCAGGATACGGACTGTTGTGGTATCCTCTGATAAATTTCTGATCTCAAACCATTTCTTGCTCATGCGTTGCCCCCTTGCGGCATTGGATCACCTGCGACAGTGATGGACACCGGCTGGGCCAGATCCGGCAGGCCCAGCCCATCCAGTTGCTCTCGCTCTGTTTTGATTTCATCCCAGACATCATCCGGATCACGCCCCATTTCGCGGATCACCTCGGAACGGGATTTAAGCCCGAGTTCGATAGACACGCGGGCGGCTTCGATATCCTTGAGAGGATCAACCCATGCCCATCGGCGAGGCTGGAAACTGGCCTGGCGAAAACGATCTAGTTTTGATGATGGCAACGGCATCATCTGGCCGGTTTGGGATGGCACCCGGATAGTTCCCATAGATAACTGCATTTGCAGCCAGGCTTCAAATACAGGGCGCAGGAATGAATCAATCAGCCAGTTTTGCAGCGATTTCCACTGTTCACGTTCCTCAATCACGCCGGCGCGTATGCTCGAAAAATTGACCCCTTCCAAATCATTGGCGAGGCCGTTGTATGCCACCCCCAGACCGGATGAAATCCCCCGCAATGTCGCTTTGACGAAATCGCCGAATTGCTGGTGCGGATAATCGGGATTGAATGCGGTGAAATCGTAGCCTTCCGGCAACACCTCGAATGCACCCGGTTCGGCATCCTGGATGAATTCGCCCTCTGCCGTTTCATCATCGCCCAGCGGCTCCGGCCCTTCGCCATCGGCGGCATGGAAAAAGCCCATTTTCGATGCGCCGATACGGGCGGCGATGACGGCGGCCTCTTCATAGCCGTATAAATTCTTCATGCGAACGAGGGCGGAGGACATCCACGGCACTCCACGGGTCTGGCCGACCGCCTCATGACGATAGAGATGGATAATCTCATCAGACGGAACACGAATATGCTTGCCTGTATAATAACCGCTGCGATGAACATCACCCTTCGACACATCGATAAGGTGATAGGCCACCGGCGCGTCGTAAGCATCCATCTCGACACCCATGCGGATGCGGTTTCCGTTCCCAAGATCGGCATTGAGATTCAAGTCGAGCAATTCAGGATCTATCAGTTGCAGTTGAAAGCTGAACGCACCGCGCACGATGCGGCGCACAAGAATTTCGCCATCGATGGCAACGGTGAGGATGATCTGCTCCAGCATCTGTGTGAGATTAAGCCGCTGCGCCACGTCGCATTCGCGTGACCAGTCGCGCCAGCCTGTCTCAACCGCATCGCGCGCCAGGCGATCAGGCTTGCCGTCGAAATCAGATATTTTGGATTGCAGCGGCATGCCGTTTGGGCCAACGATATTGGTCTGGCACATACGCACAAAGCGGCGGGCATAATCATTATTGCGATACTGTTCGCGGGAGCGTGTGCGCAGGGCGCGCAGGCCATTCCAGATATGCCAGTCAGCCGGCACCGGGCCGGTTGACCAGCCTGTGTTAAGCCGGCTTATTTTCGCGCCGGCATAGTTTTTCGATCGTTTGATTTTGCGCCCCGGCGTGGATGCGGTTGCAGCCGTCTGGTTTAATTTTCGCTCAGCCAGCCACTTGTTCAAAATGACCGAGCCTTGCTCGCGTTGAGGGTTCTCCTGCCCGATCGTCAGGTCGGGGCGCAAGGGTGTCGGATGTGAGGCGTTAGGCGTGAGACGGTCGCTCATGACAGCGCCTCGCATCTCACATCAGGCATCTCACATCTCACGTTTTTCATCCCGCCATCCTGGTCAGCAGGCGGCGGCGGGGTTTGCGACCGGACATAATCAGATCGGCATTCTGTTCGGCGCGGTATTCCTTTTTGCGGTTGGCACGCAGTTTTTCCAGCGTCAGCGGATCGTGGTATTTCATGCTGCGTCCGGCAATCTGGTATTCGGAAACTTTCGGGTCGCCAGATGTGATCCAGGCATTGAGCGCATCCAGATCCTTCTTGACCTGCGAGCGACCATCGACAACGGATGATAGATTCGGGCGCACGGTGATATCGCGGGTGGATATCGTGTAACGCTCGCCGCCCTTGGTTGCCGCCACGGACAAGGTGAAATCACCGGCAGTGATGGCGGCGGTCAACACAGCAGAGAGTGTGACCAGGTGCTGGCCATCGCCGTTATTGGTGGATGTGACGCTGTGGTTTTCGGATGCGTTGGTCAGATTGACATCGAGCGTCCAGCCATCGGCGGGCAGATAATCCGTCGCGGACACTGTCCATTTGACGGTGTCGCCTGCAAAAAATGAATCCGGTGCGCGTGTAGGGATGCCCATAGCGCGCTATCCAATCAGCGCGGGCGGAAATGTTTTAGAGTAAAAGTTTCACTTTTTTCGGCGGTTGACGATCTGGCGGATGCGGCGCTCTGTTAGTCCGAATGCCGCAGCAAGGCGATCGACCGGGTGGCCATCGCGCCAGCGGCGGCGGATTTCATCGTTGCGGGCGACGCAGCGGTTGGCGCGGACATAAGCGGTATCACCGGCCCAGTCGCGGCGGATTTCCACCTCAATGCGCATCATCACTTCCGGCGGTACCAGATCGGCACCCAGCGATTCGGCCAGGCGCGCAATGATATCGGAAACGATGTCGCGCTCAGTCATCAGTCAAAATCAGAATTTCTTGACGAAGCCACCACCGCGATTGCGGCGACGGCGGCGTGGTAGCTTATGTTTCGTGGACTCTTCGCCGCTCTGGTCATCGGAACCGTTATCGTCTGCCGGATTCACCACCTCGGCATCCACCGGCTCATATAGCGCAGCCAGGCGTTTCCAGTAGAACGGGTATGGATCGCCTTTGCGGGTGCGGCCGATCATCACCTCGCGGTGGTCGCCGA